GTCTGATGAATCTACACCAATCCACTTAAAACCAGCTGAATCATATGTTGAATACACATACTTTTTTTGCCAGTTTTCAACACCATTTTTATCAAGAGATACTACAGCAACGACTTGTAAATCTTCAAAGGCGGTAATAACGTCATCAGAAGAGTTTACTAAAACATCCCCCAGACGCCTAACATCAGACACCTCCACTACCCAGTAGTCATCCGACTCTGCGCCGAACCCACCGGCACCCATAACCTTCTTGGTTAGCATCACGTACCATCCCCGACGAGCGCGCCATAGAGCGTCGCACCAACCTTCCACAGGGCGACTACGGTGTACCCAGACGTTGCGAGAGTCGGAGCCGATCCGGCGTTATTGACCCATGTAATCGTCGGCCATGTCACCGTATAGGCTGACCCATCGTCAATCATCAGCGTCATCGCCTCGCCCGCAGAGAGGCTATCAGTGAGCGTCACACTGGCCGTGAGCAGCGTTGTTTGGATCGTGCCGTTGGCGGGATCGAGTGCCGTTCCGGGTAGGGCGCTGACCTTCTCTTCGATGCTGCCGGTGAACACCGCCGCATCAGCTACGATCAGGTCCTCGCCTGCCGCCGTGACAAAGACCTTCGCGCTGCCACTTAGGCTGAGGACCGAGCCGGTGGAGCTCTCCGGGGACCCGCTGCGCGAAAGCGTCGTGCCCGACGCCGTGTAAGTGCCGGTGCCAATCTCCCAGGCTGTGCCATCTTCGATGGTATAACGCACAACGTCGCCGTCGCTGACGCCAGCAGCGGCGAACGTCTGGTACCCAGCCAGGGCCGACCCCAAGGTGATCGTGCCCGTGCCAGTGGTGGCCGTCGTCATATACGCCCGGTTGACCAGCTTCACCATAGGTTAGGCTCCTACGGTAGCCGGCTGTTGGTACGTCATGGTGTTGATGACCACGATATCGCCTGCACCGAACGCGGTGTCGCTCAGCTCGAAGTCACCGCCGCCGCCTACCGTAGATATAGTCCCGGTCAGGATGACTGTGCCACTACTATCTTTGACCTGGAACCCATCGCAGATGCCCGTCGTAGTGACGGTGCCGGTAGCCACGACATTGGTAAAAGAGCCGATGTTGGACCGCGTAGCAACCGTCTCCCCGGCGGGAGACGGAGCCGTGCCTGCCGGCGGGAACACATCAGCTGCCAGCGTCAGCGCCACAAGAACGGTCGCGCCGTCCAAGAACTCGACGCTGCCGCCGTCGAATAGAGCAGCGACAGCGTCCACCGCAGCGTTGAGCGGAGTAGTTTGAAGTGTGATGGCCATGCCGTATCTCCCTATGGCGCGATTACAGTATAGCGCTCACGCTGGTTCAGCACAAAGCTAAAGTGAGCCAGCCCAGTGGCACCGGCCGAGAGCCTGACCTGAAGTGTCTCATCGGTCAGCAAGATATGCTTGTCGAGTGCCAAGACAACGTGGCTGTTGGCAGCGATAGAGACACCTGCTGTGAGCATACGCTCCGTACCACCAGCATCAATGACTTGGACGTCCGCAGTGATACCGCTACCCGTCGTGCTGGTTAGGATCAAGTTGCTGACGATGGCGGCTGCATCAACCGTGTAGGGAGCCGTAGGGCCATCTGCTGGCACCGAGTACTGCGGGACCTGGTAAACTGTGGTCCACGACCCGTCGTCGGGCAGAGGGATGCGGACGATCTCAAACAGATTGAGCGGTGGCCGCGGGGTCGTGATGGTGGGCATATCAGCCTCCGAGAGCGACGATTAGGGGCAGGGCGATGTTCTGCACACCGCGGGAAAACGCCTGGCCCTCGATGGTGCTACGTTCGAAGTCCACGCGGAGGTCCTCACCGAGATAGGTATCACCGACCTCAGTCGAGAAGGTAGCATACACCCGGCCACCGTCGATCTTCACAATGGCGCTGGATGGGTCAGGCGCCTCGCCCGTGCCACGCTGGCTGAAGGGGAGCGAGTTGTAGTTCACACCCGAGCCGGCGTAGCTGAACTGTTGACCAGTGGCCTCGATGACGGAGGGGAACGCGGTGACGTATTGGCTTGAAGAACCATTAGCGGCGACATCGTTAACCACTGCCTGCATGAACGTGATGAGTTCTGTCACCATTGTTTCGGCAGCGGACACCGAGAACCGTTCTAACAATTCGGCCTCAATCTCGTCCCAAGATGCCACAAAGATGCCGACCAGAGCGGGGTCGAAAGCAAACTCAGCATTCCAGTTGAAGAAACCCTTGACCACGTATTGCGTGGCGCGGTCCTGACCTGACCGCAGGTCGTTGGCCAACGCCCGAAGGATGGTTCTCGTATCACGATCTGCAAGTTCGTTGTACGATGCGCTCCAGCCCGGAAGGGTGTCGTAGCGCACCATCAGATCAGCAACGATGCTTTCAAACTGGCTGTCGATGATTCCAGCCGACGCATCCTGCTCAGTGATATTCGCAGGGTTGGGGACGCCCTCAAGCTGAATTGCGTTCCGAAATCCAGTGGCTGCGAGAGCATAGTCGCCGAAGGTACTGTTCGAGTTCGCAATCGTTACCTGGCCGCCGTTATGCGCCCAGATGCCGATCCGGCTCCAGTTGGTGAACACCGATACCAGCTGAACAAATGCGTTGTTGGTGATGGCGTAGCCTACGCCGTTCGGGTTGATCGCAGTGAAGCTGTCTACAACTACAGATCGCAGCGGGCTGTCAAGGTCGAGGACTGCGCCATCAGCCAACAAGTTACCGCCACCGAGCGGCATATCTGGATTGCCGTTATCTCGGTCGATCGGCAGCGCCATCTGGTCCTGCGAAAGCGCATGGAGCTGAGAGCAATCAGCGATATAGGGCGACCGGGTAATGATCTCCCCGTCTTTGAACACAAACGCCCAGCCTTTGGTGGGAACAGTCAGGTTATCAGCGTCTGTCTCAAGCGGATCAAACCCGATGGTTTCGTGCTGCAGCCCAGAGAATGTGAAGCCGCGAACCTTAACGCCGCTGGTCAGCTGGAACATGTTGTTCTGCTCCTGCCCACTCGGCAGGCTCAGCTTGGTCACGCGCAGGTCGTAACCATACAGGGCGCAGTTCTGCGGGATCACAGTGTCGGGCTGGACTTCATACTCACCCGGCTGAACGATCGTCACACACGACACCGGGGTCGGCGTCCCCAGTGTTGCCATCTTCGCGATCGCTGCGTTGATCGTCGCCAGGGGTTTGCTCAGGCTGGTCCCGCTGTTCGAGTCGCTGCCGTCCATCGTGACGTAGAACGTACGCGCGACCGGAAACTCGGGGATTGAAGACGGGGACCATTGGAAACCTTCGACATCAACGTCTCTGGCATCGACGTAGTTGGTGCTGCCAGACACCGTGGCGAACTCAGCACTGTGCGCCCAATCAAGGCGGATTACATCCACCGAGCCTGTGGCGTTGAGCGTCTTGATGTACGGCACCACGTACACCGCCGTAGCCGGCGGGTTGAGGTAGGCCGCATCCACGGTCTTAGAGATAAGTTTGGTTGTACGCTGCAGCCCGCTTGCAACCGTAGCGGTATTGGTCTCTACGACTACATCTCCGCCGCCGATGACGTCGAAGTCAGCGTCCAGGTAATACAGGCCGAGCTGGACCTGGGGCGTACCGGTAGCCACGTCAGCGTGGCGATAAAACTCCCACGTCACCTCAAGGAAGGCAGCCGTCTCAGACCGTAGGTGTGCCCGCTCCGCAGTCGAGAGCGTATTCAGGCCGATAAGCCGCCTCACATAGCCGTACGTGCCGAAGACCTCAGACCCAGGGGCAGACACCGCTGCTTCCGTGCGGCCCGTCAGCGACGACGAGAACGCCTCTGGCGTGTCCCCTGGGAACCCAGCCTGCCGGCGGAGGACATGGGAGTTGCGGACGGACACCGCCAAGGACACGACGCGGAGCTCTGCTCCAGCGCCGGGGTCAGCCCCCAGAACGATCGACGTACCGACCAGTGACCAGTCTGCAGTCTCTTGGTAAGCCCCGTCGAGGAACACCAACAACTTGTCGGCCGCCCCAGGGTCTTCACCCAGGTCGTACGTCAGCACCCCGGCCGACGTAGTGGCCGTGTACTCCTTCGACACGGTGTCAGCAGCGATGTCATCCGAGATGGCCGAATAGACGTCCGACGTGACAGTCGTAAGGAGGGCAGTGGTGGAAGCGTCGGCGGCGTCAGTGGCAGCGTCCACGATGGATGCAGCGGTGATCCGCTGCTCTACGACCGAACCTGCCGGGAAATTCAGCGCTGACGTGCCCTCAGCCGCCCGTACAGCGATGAGGCTATCGCCTACGCGGGACGTGACCCGGACGATCTCATAGGCGCCCGAGGGGGCCAGCAGCGTGGCGTAGAAGTGATCCGAGACACCAAGTGTCGGGAATAGGTCGCCCTCGCCCGCCTGCAGCGTGATGGTGTAGTCGCTAGCAGAGACGGCCGCCGCGAGTGTACCCCGGGCTCTGTTGTTGAGGACGATCGCCATGCTGCTCTCCTATACAACGACCCGCAGGTCGCCAGCGCTAGTCTTGTACGCCCGCCCGACAGCCAGGCCGCCGGCAACTGCCGCGGCGTTGTCAGCATAGGTAGGGACACCACTGAAATCTGCGGTCGGGATGGACGTCGCGAACATGCTGGTGAACACCGCAGTGGCCGCATCATACGCAGCGTCGGACACGGCCTGGGCAGTCACACGGAGCTCAACGACCGTACCCGCAGGGAAGCTAACCGGGGTTGTACTTTCAGCCCCGCGTACAACCGTTAGTACCTCTGCCGCCCGGGCAGTCACCTTCACGATCTCATACACACCCGAAGGCGCAAGGAGAGTTGCGTAGAAATACTGCGACGCACCCAGGGGCGGGAACGCAGCACCCTGACCGGTGACCAAGTACAATGACGTATCTGTACTAGCAATGCTGCTAGCCAGGGTGCCGCGGGCTCGGTTCTGGAGGACTACAGGCACTACGGAACTCCTAAGCGAACGGCCGCATCTGGACGGACATGGAGCCACGGGCGTTGCCCAGGTTAGCTCGTGCGCGTCGCTGCGCCACCTCTACGGCGAACTGCTGCGCATGATACCGAGCCTTCTCGGCGCGCATGGAGGCAGCCCTTGAATCCGACACGTCGGCACCAACCCACGTAGCACCTGGCGTCGTCATAATCTCGTGGAGGGCGCTATGATAGATAGCGTCTTCGAGCTCATCGAAGACGGCCTCGGGGAGGCCGGTAGCAGTCCGGGTCGGCCGCAGTGCGTAGAACATCCGCAGCCGATAGGTCTGCTCGCCATCGGGCAGGGGCAATACCACGAACTTGTCCGGTGTAATCTGGCATACCGCCCGGGGCGTAGACCCATCGGTGGTCGAAGCCTCAGATGTAGTGTACCCAGAAGGGCCATCGAATGGTGCTTCGTCGAACTCCGGCATACCCACCAATGAGCCGCCGGCGCTAGACCACAGGGATGCAAACGCCTCGCCGCTATACAGGTCAGCCCAAGCTGGGTAGCGCTCCAGCGCCTGCTCTAGCGTGATCCGATCCAGCGGGTAATCGTTGAGGTATGCGCCGAATACAGCGTGTACATCCGAGTCCGCGGGCTTGGCGTAGTCATAGACATGGACGCCCGGGTCCAGGGTACGCAGCGGCTCGGCGTGTCGCCACAGGAGCGTGCGCTCACAGGCACGGATCGCCGCACGGCTCAGGGCCTGCTCGATAACCGGCGTAGGGCAGTGCTGCGCGTGCAGCGTCACCCTATCCAACAGCGAGGTGTAGGCCCGTGTCGCCATCAAACAGCCTCCGTCCGAGACAGAGCAGAAGCGGAGTCGCTAAGCTCTCTAGCCTCAAGGCCCAGTTTAAGCCCCTCGAAGAAATTCTTCAAGGCCGCATCTGCCTGACCCGAAGTAGCATACTCGTCATCGGCCGCCATGACCATGGCTACGACACCGTCGATGATGACCGGCGAGTACACATCCTTCGGCGCGGTAATCGTACTCGCCAATGCGTAGGTAGAGGGGGCCTGAGCGTACTCTACAGTCACCGTAGCCCCAACAGGTGGCGGAGGATACAGGAAGAACAACGTGGGGTTGCGGACATGCCGCATGTAGTTCACCGGCTGCGCCGGCGAAGCGCTGCGCCAGGTTGGCGCAGACCGGTCCATCATGTCGCGGGAGACTTCGACCACCGCCCGGCCATCTACCGCATGGACATCGACAAACCGGATCGCGTCGGCCGGCAACGTCTGCGTAGCATCCGCCGACACCACTGTGATATCAGTCACCAAGGCGAACAGGTCCGGCCGGATCATAGCCATACGGCGCAGAACCTGATTGACGTGCCCTAGGAGGTAGTCATCAGAGTACCGGTACGGCGCGCGGGTGTCCTGGACCAGCTTACGCACCTCGACGATGATATCAGCTGGCGTCACTCAGGCAGCCCCCGGGAAGCGTCCTCACGAATCTCGATATCGACGGAGCTCTCTTCCTCCGCAACGTCATCAATGTCCGTGAACAGATCGAGCTGCGGCTCAGCCGCCTTCTTCTTGCGGGTAGCGCGCCGTTTCTCGGCCGTCTTGGCCGGGAAGGCGTCTTCTTCCGACACCTCAACGCACTTCGCGTTGGCCGCCAGGATGGGGTTCCATCGGTAGATCGTGCCGTCGGCGGTGTTTTTGAGATACTTCTGCGTCATAATGTACTACCACTTCACCCTGTCAGCCCAGTACGCCGCGCTCATCTTGCCCTTGGCGATGTTCTTGGCGTGGCGGGCTTTGAATGACTTACGCCGGTTGGCGTATGCCTCAGATTCACCGGCCTTCTTGGGTGAGCCGGACACACCCTGCTGACCGAAACGGATTACCTTCTCCTTGCCCCCAGAGCAAGCCTTCACGACGTGGGACTTGGTCGGGTGCTTGGGTGTGCGCTTCGGCTTGTTGCAAGCCA